TAGCCAGGTTATCAATGATTCAGGGAATGGCTTTGGTACGGTTGTAGCGAATCAATGGGTAAAGATTTCCGGTGCAAGCAATGCTGCGAATAACGGCATATTCAAGGTTACAGCGGTTGCGGCAGGATCAATTACTGTCCAGAACGCAAACGGTGTCCTTGAGGCTGTAGGATCAAGCATTACTATTGTTATGGGTGCTCAGATCATCAATGGCTCAACAAAGTCGTCGTTTAACTTCGAACGAGAGTATACCGACCTGTCGAACGAGCTTGCTTTGTATCTCGGCTGTATGATCGGCGGATTCGATCTGAATGTAGCTCTTGAAAGCATTATTTCTTGCGGTCTGAATATCACCGGCAAAAAAGCAGAATCCCTTACATCCAGCGGCGGCTCAGGTTACACCGACGCTAACGCCAATGAAGTGATAGACAGCATTGATGAAATAAGCGTGATCGTCGATGGAGTCGCTCAGGACGGAACTTCAATGTCAGTCCAGGTCAACAATAATCTGAGGCCCAAAAAGAAACTTGGCCATTCCGGACCTATGGATATTGGACTTGGAACCCTCGCTGTATCCGGCAATGCTCAGGTATATTTTGAAAGTCAGTCATTATTTAATAAGTACCTGGCCTTTAGCGAAATATCACTCGCGCTGGTTATCAAAGACGGTGCCGGGAATGCTTACGTTGCAGACTTACCGAGAGCGATATTTACGGACGGCAATCGTACAGCAGGAAGCAAAGATCAGGATATGATTGCGGATATGACCTGGCAGGCTTATCGACATGCAACCGAAGATATTACAATCCGTCTCGTGAAGTTTCCGGCTGCGTAAGTAAAACATAATTATTAATAATTTAGGTTATTAACGAAAAGTAAAATATAGGAGATATATTCAGATGGCAGAGTTAAACAGCATAAGAATTGACCAAAAAAAATGTAATAACGGCATATGGGTTGATTACGAAGGCGACATCAAGCTTTTGATTGCAAGAAAACCGAATCCTCAATACCAAGACTATTTGCATGAACTTATTAGCAATCATCCTGGCGAAATATCAAAAGGTAATGATAAGGACATTACCATGCAGGCGGTGGCCAAACACATATTGCTTGGCTGGAAGAATCTCAGTGATGACGGAAAGCCGATCAAATACAGTCCTAAGAAAGCGTTAGAATTGCTTAGAGACCCGTCTTTGAGAGATTTATATGAATTCATACTGATAAGCGCCCATGACAGAGAAGCTTACCGGCTAGAGGCGACGGTAAAGCAAGCAAAAAACTGACTGAATGCCTCAACTGGTATATTAGTTGGGGCAAACAGGCTAAATTTTTAATCGACAAGGCCAAGAAAGGTAAACGAACACCGGCTTTTGATTCGATGCCAAAGCTTTTGAGTAGCGTTATACCAGCGTGGGAAGCTTTTCAAGACCTGCATCGACAGAGGCCAGTAAATGGATTTACGGCAAACCCACTGCCAATCAGCGACATTGTTCACTGGTTGGATTTACATCAGGTTAATAACTCGGATCGCCGGTTATGGTTTTGCGAAATGATAAGTGAATTGGACAGTACATGGTTATCTCGAATGAGAACAGAAAAGAAAGAAGGCTCTAAAGATGGGTGATTTGCGTATAGGAATAGACGCTCGTGGTGCCCGTAAAGGAGCTTCTACGTTTACCAGTTCTGCCAGGACCATTAAGCGAGGGGCAGGCTCAATAGTCAAAGCCCTTAATCCGTTGCATATGAGCATGGGAAAGCTTGGTACGTATGCATCAATAGGCGGCTTGGCCTACGGTGTCACTAAGGCAGTTCGATCATTCGCGACTCTTGAAAAAGAGCTTGCAACCGTCAGCACAATGCTTGACAAAGCGACAATGGAGTATTTGCCGAAGTACGAGAGAGGTTTACGCGATCTTTCTAAGAAGTACGGAGAAAGTACCAGTACCCTAAGCAAAGGGCTTTATGATGTCTTGTCGGCAAGCGTTGAAGCAAGCAAGGCGATGGGCGTTCTTGAAACATCTTCTATCGCGGCAAAAGCTGGCATAACTGATACCGGGGTTGCGGTAGATGCAGTAACTACAATCTTGAACAGTTACAACCTGGGTGCAGAAAAAGCGGGCTATGTAACTGACATTTTGTTTACCACCGTCAAACGCGGTAAAACAACTTTCGGAGAGCTTGCCGGGGGAATTGGACAGGTAGTTTCAGTAGCTGCAACGGCAGAATTAAGCCTTGAGGAAGTCGGAGCGGCCATTGCTACAATGACCCGCGCTGGTGTCAAAAATGAAATGGCTATTACAAGCCTCAAAAACATCATCACGACATTTTTAAAACCAACCGATGACGCACGTAAGGTAGCCAAAGAACTTGGAATAGAACTTAGTTCCAACACGCTTAAAACAATGGGATTGACTGGAGTTCTTGGCAAGCTTAAAGGTGCAACTGCTGAGCAGCTTGTCGCGATAATGCCGAATATCCGTGGATTCGTTGGTTTTGCGGCAGCCATGAAACAGGTTGAGTCGCACGCCAAAGACCTTGACGCCATGTTGGATTCATCGGGTGCCACCATGGAAGCGTTTGGCAAGATGTCCGGAACTGCCGATTATAAGCTTTCGCAACTCAAACAATCGCTAATAGACACATCAAGGATTGTCGGCAAGGCTTTTCTGGATGACGCAGTTGCCGGCGTTGAAGCTCTGAACTCATGGCTTGATAAAAATGAGATCAAGATTGAATATTGGTCCAGTGTCGCTTCTATTGAATTTACTCGCGTTCGTAAAACGATGGGAGCTTTTGCTGAATATCTGAAATCAGATTTCACCGGAGCAACGGACGTAGCCTGGGATGTATTCCTTGCTGGTTTGGAATCTGCCAGCAAAGCTGCGATTGACTTGGCGATCAGAACCGGAAAAGGTATCTGGCAAGGCGTGAAATCTGGCGTCCTTGGCGACAAATTTGCAGGCATTGATAAAAAGGAAGCTACCAGGCGAGCGTTAGAGTCGTATGAGACTGCGGGCCTTAAATGGCGTAATACGACTAAGACTAGCTGGGAGCCAGTGCAGCAGAAAAAAGGAAAGCTCATAAGCTTGTCTGGGCCAACCGTAGCTAAAAAAACAAGGAAAGTTCGAGTCCCTGCCGATTCGGACGCATACAATAAAATTAAAAATGGCATCATGTCTGAAATGCAGACCGAAGCTATTATGGCAGGTCTTGGGAATTCCCTTGAAAATCGCAGAAAAGAATATAAGCAAGAAAGGGACTCAATACTCGCAAGGGCGGGAATAACAAAGCACGGCAGCGTATTTACAAGCAAGCTCGACAGCTTCAATACAGAAGCCGAAGCCCAGAAACAGTCCGCTAAATCTACGTATCAATTAGCAAAATTCAAGCAAGACATGCAACCGGCAGTTGAGATGTTCAAATCAATGAAAGATGACTTGAAATCGATACTTGGATTCAAGCAAGGTTCGGCTGGACAGACACCCAGGAATGCACCTGTTAATAAGCCCGCCAGCGCAAAGCCGGTGCTTTCTCAGGATTCATTAGACGCAAGAGGGAAAATCGCCGAAATGTTTTCCGCTCTCGAAGAAGAAAAGCAAATTATAGGCATGGTAAACGAATCAAGACACAGGGGAAGGGACATTATCGAATTAGAGTCACTTGGCAAACAAGGACTTATCAAAGACACAGAAGGCTTGATTAAGAAGTACAAAGAGGAACTTAAAGCCTTACGTGATGCGGAAAGATTGCGTAATATCGCTGACGGCATAGGCGAATCATTCGCTCGTGCATTTGAGAATATGGCAACTGGTGCCGCTTCTGCAAGCGATGCAATCAAATCTCTTGGACGTGAAGTCGCTTCTTTGATAATGAGGCAAACCGTAACACAGCCAATGGCCAACATGATCTCAGATGGCGTAATGGGTATCTTTGGCCCCAAAAAAGCAGGCTCTGTAAGCTCTTCGGAAATGGCACAACTCAGCGGCAAAGCCAATCAGTGGATGTTGCCTAATGCCCTTGGCAATATATTTAATCGCGGCTCTTTAGTTCCAATGGCCAACGGCGGTATTGTCAACAGTCCGACATACTTCCCAATGACCGGTGGTAGAACCGGCTTGATGGGCGAAGCAGGTCCGGAAGCAGTTATGCCCTTATCGCGAACTAAAGGCGGCAAGCTCGGTGTTTCTGTTGAAAGTGGTGGAACTCAGGTCATAAATAATGTTGAGGTAATCAATCAGTCAAGCCAGCCTGTAAATGCAAAAGCAGGGCCTGCCAGATGGAACGGCAAAGAATATGTAACGCAAATATTCCTGAAAGATTGGGATAGTAACGGCCCGATGCGACGAACGATAAAGAGAGGTGATTAATGACTTATCCTAATTTCCCAACAATTAGCAAGCTGCCGGAAGCCGGTAAATGGCAAGAAGAAGCAGCGGCCGATCCTACTCTCCGAACAGAGTTTGAATCCGGTTATGTCGCTACACGTGCCAGATTTACCATAGTGCCCCAGAAATGGTCATTCGCCTTTGACATGCTGGATGATGCAGAAAAGCAGTCTATACAGAGCTTCGAGCGAAATACGGTCAATTATGGTGCCGGTGCATTTAATTGGACAAATCCTGTTGACGATCAGATTTACCTTGTCCGATTCACTGAGCCAGTTGTTTACAAGCTTGACAGCAATGATATTGACTGGGAAGTTTCAATGAAGATCGTGGAGGTAAGTCCGTAATGAAAAACCTCCCTGCAAATATAGTCATGGCGAAGAATGAACTAAGCACAACAAGTGCCTGGCTTATTATGCTGGATATAAATCTCAATAATGTTGAGCAAACAGTTCTTCGCTATGTCCGAAACAATGAAAATATTACATTTGACGGGGATCTATACAAGGCATGTAATTTTGAACTTGAGCCAACAGAGCAAAGCAGCGGCGGCGAAATACCTTCTGTGACGCTTAGAGTAAGCAATGTCAGCCATTTGCTTCGACCGTATCTTGAAGAGCTTGACGGCGGCATTGGTTCGACGGTTAAGGTTACTGTTATTAACTCCGATCTCCTTGACGAAGATTACACAGAGCTTGAAATGACATTTGACGTTATAGATTGCAATAGGTCGGCTCAGTGGATTACATTTACGCTTGGGGCACCGAATCCATTAAGGCAGATGCTATTATTAGACAAATATCTGGCGTTGCATTGTAACTGGCATTTTAACGATGTTGTATTACAGCAAGGCTTTGAATGTGATTACGCCGGCAAAGATATTGAAGGAATTACACTTAGCGGCTCAAATCCGGTATCAGTGCAGATCACAGGGCATACATTTACAACAGGTGATTTTATCAAGTTTGCCGACATCGTGGGGACTACGGAACTTAATGGCAATAGTTATATCGTTACTGTTACCGATGCTGATAATTTCACACTTGACGGAACCGATAGCAGTATGTTTTCAGCTTATGTAAGCGCCGGCAAGGCAGGTTATGCCTCATGCAGTAGAACACTTGCCGATTGTCGTATAAGAGGTAATAAGGTTAATTTCGGGGGCTCTTCGGCCTTGAGGTCAGGAGGTGTTGTAATTGCCTGAATTTAATTACACAGACTTGCTTGGAAAAGAATTTGAATACGGCGGCAGAGGCCCGGACGCTTTCGATTGCTGGGGTTTATGCCTTGAGGTTACGAAACGTGCAGGCGTTGTATTGCCGAGAGTGTATACACCTGCTGAATTTGCAGCAATGAATGATCTTTTTGACAGCACCAAAGGTGGTGACTATATCAAGATCAATAAGCCAGAACCGTTTTGTATCGCAGTTTTTCGAATGAGACCGCCGATTATATGGCACGCAGCGGTTGTTTTGCCTGACTGTCACAGGTTTATTCATATTATGCAGCGCCGATCGGTGACAATTGACCGCTTGGATAGTCCAGTTTGGGAAAGGAAACTAGACGGATTTTATGTATTTGATGGACTTTTGTCGGAATAAATGGTTTAATGGTGCAGGAAATCATTTAATCATATTTCAGCAAAAGGAGACTAAAATGAAGAAAGTTCAAACAATCCTGTTGATCGTTATGTTGGTTGTGCTTAGTGGGTGTGCTTACAATTATACAAAGCTAGAACCAAGAGAATGTCCGCCCGGCACTGATGGCGAATGTTTTAATTTTACTGTGCAGTCAGGCGTAGAGTCGCCCTTAGATAGCCCCAAGGCAGAAAAAGAAAGAATTTCATTCTTAGAACGAAGACTTAAATTAAATGGATACTCAGCAAGTGAGTATAAGATAATATCAAGAAAGCCCATATTGCTTAACAAGACCGTATTCGGGAATGGGCTTTACGATGTGCATTATTTAGTGAAAGCAAAGC